GCAGTTGATACTGCTGGGCTGGGGATAGACGAAAATCTCGTCAGTCGCCTTGACGGGAGGGATAGCACCCTTGTTTTGGACTCTAGAAAGGCCAGGCTGAAGCTGATACGCCATTTACTATTACATAAGAATATTTATCTAACTGTAAGTTCCTCCCCCACCTCTCACACTTCCACCACCTCGGGGACCTCTGATATCCCCATCACCACCGAGACCAGCAAAAGCCTCGAGCTGAACACCACGGGCATTCGGACTACAATATCTACCATCACTCTTGCACATTGGACCATTCTTGGGTCCATAAAGCCATTCGGCGAACGCCGTTTGATCGCCTGGAATTTTTGTAACAGGATTTGAAACAAATTGGCGATCCACACCATTCCTCAGATACTTAGGAAGGGGCGAACGCGAACGTCCAGCGTCGAGTGGAATACTACCACTTGTGTATTGGTTCGCGTCAGACTTCACAGTGGCGTAATAACACGCCTCCAACCTATTTGGAGCGTCGGTGAAATCGGTGATGAGCACATTACCCATAGGATTATCCTCTGTTGGACCCTGACACGTCTCACTATCGACGACACTTTCATATACCTCCTTGACCATCTTAGACCTGTGAAGAACAAAAATAACGGAAAGAACCGTCGTACCTAGCACGAAAATGCGAGGATCGCGGCGAATGAGATAAATGAGACAAGTCGCATAAATGACAAAACGTGAGGCGGCATTGATGCGATCTTCTGGTGTTTGCTCACTAGTTGGCCAGAATTCCGAAACCTTATCAGCCCTGATGAGCTGCTGAGGATCGTCAAACCAAACTTTCATTTAGTATAGACGGAGGTTTATTTTTTAGGAAGACTACCAAGCATGTTACCCATCATCTTCATGAGTGCATCCTGATTAAGCTCACCACCATCCTGCATCTTATCGGCACAATCCTTGGCGATACCCTCGATCATCTTGAGAGTATCATCGGGAATTGACGTGATGGTAGTGCCAAGCATATACAATGTCTGAAGGTACTGCCAGGTTGCAGCCTTTGTGTTAACAGACATTCGCTCCCAATAGGACTTGATATTGAGATCCTTAAGGAAATCAATTGTGTCAATCTCCTTGAGAAGGAAAGTGTCATCCTTGGCGGAAATCTTGTCGGCGTAAGGGGTTACACCTTTCATAAAGGCCTCCACAACAAGTCGTGGGTTGGTGGACTTCAGCATATCAAAAGAAGTCATCATTTTCTTGATACCCTTTTCATCTGGAAAAGTCTTGTGCAATTCCACAAGAAATTGACTGAGCATGTCGTTAAACGCGGTAACAGACGCCATTTTCTTTATATAATTATTTACTCTTTAAGTCTAAAAAGGATCAGTAGATATAGCCTCCCTCTGTCCAATACCACCAGAGACGACGAAAAACACGAGAATTGCGTTAAGAACGGCAGGCTTTGTGTATTTGTTGAGTTCAAGCTTACCCTCATTGTTGAGGTGAGCCTTAAGATGAATGTAAGCGGCGGTGATACCTCCGGCAATGAGAGCTGCACTCATAGGATCGCGTAAATAATCGGAGAGTTCCATTTAATTATAGCCAACTTTTTTTGTACGCTGTTCGGGTGCGTCTCCGAAGAACACATCCTCATCATCAGGTTGATGATGAGACTGGTCCTGAGGCTGATGCTGAGGCTGAGGCTCGGGGTCTGATTCCATCTCAGGAGCCTGGACACCCGGAACAGTCTTAAACTCATTCTCTAGGCCAGTGGGCTCTGGATCAGGACTTGTCATTGGTTCGGGCTCAGGCTCTGGAAAAGGCTCTGGCTCGGGCTCCGGCTCCGGCTCTGGCTCTGGGAAAGTGTCATCAACTACATCGGGATCAGCGCTATCATGGATATCACCATCGAGAGAAATGTCGCGAGTCTCCTGAGACATGTACGTCTGAAGAATCTGCTGCACGGGGATGAGTTCCTTAACAGTATTCTCGATACAAATAGAAAACCGCTCGGTGAGCTTTTCATCCCTCAAGTATTCACTCTGTTCGTCGTTGAAGATGTATGGGTCTTTATAGAGATCCTTGGCAATGTTGTTGTAGCATGTCTGAATGAAAACCTCTTCAGTGGGAAGTTTGAGGGAAATCTTCTTGTTATCCGCCCGAAGACGAACCGCAGATAGGATTTTGGTGCATGCAACAAAAACAGCTGCAAGTAAATCACCGAACCATGCACAACGACTGGTTATGTTATCGCTGTGGTTTTTGGACATAGCGTTCGACCAGTTGGGTACCTCCTTGAGAAGCTTCTGGAACATGATGAGAACTTTGCGACCCTTAGAAATCTTTACAGCTTCGTTATACATATCCTGAAACACTTCAATCATAGGTGGGCACATGATGAGACACATCTGTCCGAGATACTCTCGCTTGGCTTCGCAAAGAATATTGAGATTGTCCATTTATGATTAAAGTGGGTTTTAAATTAACATTTACTACGCACCCCTCCTGTACTTGTTCGCCATCTTCTTGAGGTTCATGAGGTTTGGAAACTCGGCATCTTCCTCATTCTCTCTTTTCTCTTTCTTCTTTTTCGGGATTATCCATGATATGTATAGATCATAATCACTAACAAGTTGTACAGTAAATCCACCCAGTATAAATTGCCTTGCAATGTATCTTGCAGCCGCCGATCTATCGAATACGGGATATCCTACTAAAAATGATGGAACTCTCAAAAACAGTTGTTTATGACCAAGTTCTACAGATTGTTTGATTTTAGAAGAAAACTGTTCATAAATTTTTTTGTAAATTTCTTTTCGAATCTGTTTTCTCTTTTCATCAATCTTTGTAACATCATCGATGCTGATCATTACAATTACTCTAATTTATTTTTTACCGAATCCAACTCAGCCTTGGTTGGCACAACAATCTCCCTGACGAGTTTGTAATCGACAAATTCCTTACCAGAAGATCCTTCGGTATAAGGTGTAATATCACTGGGTGCCTCGACACCGAGGGGCTGAGACCTGAGAGACATGAGACGAATCTTACCATTCTCCACCTCATAGGAAGCCACAACGGAGAAACCAAAAGAGAAGCCACCCTTCTTCATGGTCATGAACATGCACTCATATATGTCTTTCTCTTCACCCTTGTATTGATGAACCGCAGTGGTCTCGATGATGTAAGTACAAAGATCGGTGCGCTTAGATATTTCCTTGTTAGCCTTGAGAACAAACTCCTCCATCATATCGTTATCAACAGACACCTCGTCCATCTTGGTATATTTAGACAGGTCTGGTCTGGGATCGACAAGCTTTATAGTCTTGGTAGGCTTCGTGTATCCTGAGAGACCAAACGCCTCTGTGAATTTTTCACGAGTGGTCGTCAGAAGAAGTATCAGTACGAGAAGACTGATCACAACCAAGTAATTCATATTTACTATAATGCGTTAATTTTTTTTTAGAAAATACCATATAGATAATAGATGTCGCTCCTGATTTACAGCCCAAGATGCAAACATTCTATGGATGTGATCGAATATATTAACAAAGTTCCCCAATTGAAACAGCTCGTACACTATCACAACATCAACACACAGGGTATTCCCCCAAACTATAGAAACAAGATCAACCGAGTACCCACTATGCTCACGAAGAATGGTAAAATTCTCGTGGGAAATGAAATCAAAAATTGGCTCGACTCTCTTTTACCAAAGAAGGATGTCGAACATTCTGGTATTGGTGCGTTTGGTTGTTCTATGACAAGCCTAGACGATAACGATACGAACACTGATATGTTCAGCTTAGACGATTACGGTAAATCCCTGCAACCCGCTATGACAAAAGAGCTCGAAGAAAAGATTAACCGAGAAGTTTCAAAAGGTGTAGCTTATACAGAGTTAAAGATGTAAGACACAATTTGAATAAATCATGAATCTCGTGACTATACAAGCTTCGGCATTTAAATCAATATTCGAAGTGCTCAAGGATATTCTCAACGATGTGAATATCTACTTTCGACCAGATGGTATGTACATTGTCACGCTAGACACTGCGAGAACTTCCCTCATAGATATGTTTCTCGCTGCGGATAACTTTGAAGAATACCACTGTGACCAAGAAGAGGTGATTGCCGGTATTAACATATCGAACACGTTCAAACTTTTGAAAACTATCACGAATAACGATGTACTGAAAATTGCCATCACATCGAAGGAATACATGGATATCGAAATTATTAGCGAATCTAAGAAGACTAACTCCAAATTCCAACTAAAACTTTTGGACATTAACGAAAGTCGAATTGAAGTACCCGATGTTGAGATGACTACTGTGACGACTCTTCCATCTGCAGACTTTCAACGTCTTTGCCGTGACATGTCGAACATTGGCACAGATATCGAGATTCGTCGCGAAGGTAAGAATATCCACCTAAAATGTGATGGTGATTTCGCCAATCAGGAAACGACAATCGAATGTCCAGATGAGAGTCCCACCATAAATGGTCTATACAGTCTAAAGTACCTGAATATCTTTACAAAGGCGACGAGTATGTGTGCGTCTGTGCAAATTATACAGGAAATTGGAAATAGATTCTTGATTCTAAAATACAATGTGGCAAATTTGGGTGAGCTAAAGTTTTACCTGGCGACTAAGGTATCTGAAGATCAGTAGTATAGTCATTGAGAGTCGAGAGGGTCTTCTTCATGCCCAGTGTGTTTGTCAAAATAATTTTTGGAAATCTGTCCTTGAGTATATCCGTATCATAGTATAGAAAGTTTTCCAGTGAAACTTTTTGTCCATGAAAATCATTTCGCGGTCCTGAATATCGTTTCACCTTTTCAGTAATGTTTCTCATCGGTTTATCATCATGATCGACGATCCAAGCACTACTCAAAGGGATACTGAAGTGCATCGCGTTGTCTTCAGATTCGCCTGGCCTGAAGTTGATGTCGTTGGATATAGCTGTGTATGGCTTACCGTTGAAATAGTATCTCACGCGAAGAATCACCCACTTCACGTTCTGGGGTATCATGGTATGCCTGAACTTCTTACCTGTCGCATTCACATGATATTCATCGAGGATACCATCCTCCCAATCTTTACTCTCGTCGAGCCAAAAGTCATCTTCTATTTGATACTTCATATCATGATCTATCGCATACTCAATTTCTTCCGAGATGATAGAGTAATCCCTAGGTGTCGTAAGATATTTGTAAAAAAAGAAAATAGTACTTAAAAGTTTGGTAAGCATCTCTTTATAAGAATGGAAGGTAATTTTTTAAGTAGATATAACAACCGAATAGAAGAGTGGAATGTTTTGATAAAAGAAGATCCGGATAATAAGAAAAAGTATGAATCTGAGATGGCTGATTATATCATGAAATGCATGCCATATATGAATCAATATGCGGAAGAGAGTGAAGAAGTTACAAATACAGATAACATTTTCAACGTGAAAGAGACGGTTGGTCTGAAAAGAAAAGACATATTCACCGATTATCTCATAGAAGTAGAGAATCAAAATATAACTAAACCTAGAGAGCGTGTGATAGAACAATGTGAAACATGTCCCGATAGTAACATCCTCCATTTCCATGACACGAGTGATCTCGTGTGTGACTCGTGTGGTGCGATTATAGCTACACTCATCAGTGAGGAATTAACCTATAGAGAAGAACAAGAAACATCTGAGAAGGTTGTGAATTATTCATACAAGAGAGAGAACCACTTCAATGAGTGGTTGTCACAATTTCAAGCACAAGAGATGACAACTATACCCAATGAAGTAATCGAACAATTAAGAGGAGAACTCAAGAAGATGAAAATCAAAAAACTGGAAGACATCACACACGCTAAAATTAGAGGACTCTTAAAAAAGTTGAAACTCAATAAATACTATGAACACGTTCCTTACATCACGAATATTCTAAATGGAATCAAGCCTCCAAATATGCCACAAGAGTTGGAGGAATATTTGAGGATCATGTTCAAAGATATACAAAAACCATTCGACGACAACTGCCCTTCCGATCGAAAGAACTTCCTCAGCTACTCATATGTCCTCTATAAATTTTGCGAACTTTTGGGTGAAGATGATTACCTTCAATACTTTCCACTCCTCAAGTCGAAGGAAAAGTTATATCAACAAGATGTCATCTGGAAAAAGATTTGTCACGACCTCAGATGGGAATTTATTCCCACCGTATAATAAATGAAGGCTAAGGTCATCATCCCTCTCAGCAACTCCGGTATCCTGAGTGCTCACGGCTACGAAGGCGTGAAGGACAAGTCCGAACTCGCACGACACCGTGCGCTCATGCGTGTCGTGCGGGCTGGTGAGCCCCCTCTAGGCCTTTTCAGACGCCTCAATGTTCTCATGATTCTCTTCAAGAGAACCGATCCCAAACTTTCTAAGATTTTCAAGGCCGACCGCGACTGGGTACGAGAGAAATTACTTTAAATATCCAATCTGAGCACCTTTATAGTATCTCAATATGTCTTCGACACACATGAATATCGGATGACCCTCGTCTAGAATATCATACAACTTATTTAGTGTTCCTAAACAGGCGCCACCTTCCCAATATCCTTTTTTGTTTTCAAAAAAGTTTCGTACATCCTTCATCATCGTCTCGTCGAATTTCTTACCTGTCTTTATAACCATGATCTCACCAACTGACCAATCCTCGCGAATGTGCTTGAGCTTTGCTAGACGAGGAAATCCCACTATGACATCCTTTGTCACATTATCATATTTTTGTATATCCGGGTGACGCGTCTCTATAAAATATTCGTCATCGAGTACGACTGCATAATGACGAGCGGGTATATTCGTATGTGTTGTTAGCATTCCATCCCATATAACCCATTCAGCTAAATCGACATTATTATGTGAGAAGAAAATCAAGATGTCACCCGATTCTGGTCTATATTCAGACTTCACAGAGTCCAAAAACTGTCTTAGTTTAACGTGATAAATGATAACGAACAATGCAGTTAATAACGTGACTTCTACCGGAAATTTAAACAAAGCTAATAGAAATATCACTGTGCATATAAAGTCATGAGATGTGATATTCGTGCTAAATATCGAGTCAAAATTTCGTTTCTCAAGAAGAAGCATTTCGATATATAAAAGTATGAGAATATAATTACACATGATTATAATTGATCGTATTATTCGACTTCTCAAAAATGACATACACTTACCACTGAGATGTTTCGCAAACAAGAGACAACTCACAAATCCGAGAGACTGTTGTACATGTAAGAACTTCTGTCGAAAACCCCCGAGTGGTGGAACCCCAGTTTATCTGGAAATTAAGCCTAAGTATCCTACAAAATATCAATATCGTGTATAAACATGCAAGATGAACCCGCCCTTCTCGCTCTATATGAGTTGGAGACTCATGTACTCCCCCATCTAGAGACGATCAATCAAGCTGATCCCGCCATTCAACACTGTCTCGAAGAAGCTCGGACCCTTCTTCGTAGGGCAGAAGGTATTCTTCAAGCGGCTGTAATAGATCCGCAGACACAGTATGAGGAATCTCAAAGGTTTTACCAAGCACTGTATCGGGTTCTTCCTCTTCTGATTGCACTAGAATCCTTCGCACCTCAACCTCCCGATCAGGATGAGGTGGGTAGTTTACCAGATACGCTTCCTTCAGACCTGTCAGACGAAGATAGCTTTGAGCCTGCAACTCCGCCGCGTCATTCAGAGTTTTGATTGTTTTAAACTCTAGGATAGTCTCGTTGTTTATGATGATATCAGCCCTCAAGTTCCCAATTACATGACCCCTAAACGGGATCGTGATAATACGTTCAGATTCGTACGGAATACCTTTCTCTCTCAGTATAACCTCCATAGCATTGTGATATACTCTCTCACTGTATCCAGGTCCCAGATCAGAGTAGATCTCTCGAGCGAATGCCTCGATGTCCATTTATGTCTCATCTATTTAAATCTTTATTTAATGTAAGATGGCGAATCGTATGAACATCGATCCTATCGTCGGTGCCAAACGCACCAGAAATGATAGTGGAAATGGAAAGATTCTGAAAATATCTGGACGTGAAGTTGAAATTCAGCCCATTCAAATTGGTGTGGGTATGGGATGTCCTCGGACGGGTATTCCCAGGTATCTTAAAATAGCTAAGAATAGATTAGATGATAGAGGTGTTGTCTCTGCATTTTTCGATTATACCGTTAATACCGGTAATTATGGTATCGTAAAAAACATTGACAAAATCGTCAAAGGATATGGTACCCCTAATGTTAATTCAAGAATCATTCCCTCGAAACAACCACATTTTTTCATGGTTGGTATGCGAGTACCCCAAGGTGGTCACTCTGTGAGTGTTCTCGTAGATCCAGTTAGAAAATACATATGGGTGTTTGATCCCCACGGTGAGTCTTCGAAGCAGACTGTATATGGACAAACTATGCGTAAGAAAATTGTACCAATCATAAAAAACATGTGGAAAATTCCACTCCAAAGAGTTAGATACTATAATGGACCCAATCTCCAAGCCGACAACACCCGTGGTACGTGCTCAACCTATTACGTGACGTTTATGGACATGATTCCGTACTTACTCTCCGGACAAGCAAATATCAATCAGATAAATCAACTCGCCACTATGAATAGTACTGCAATTAGACAATTTTATCTAGATTTTGCCCCTCAGAATGTGGGGAGAGTCATTGCAAAGAATATAAGGAAAACTTCTTGAGATAATATAGTATGCCCGTATCGAGGCGAATACATCTACCGACAAGACTCGTTAAAGATCTTC